GAATAGCTAATTATTCAGTGTTTGAGCGAGTAAACATACTCATAAAACCTCCGGCTGGAATCAATGGAAAGTACACACCTGCTAATCCAGTAACAGTTCCTGGGAATACAGAAATATTGGGTGCTGGGTTGTTGGCTATTACAATTGAAGCATCTGATCCGACAGAAGATCTGTTTGTAGTTAGCGGTGGGAATTGCCAATTTAGAAACTTGCTCCTATCCAACGTTACAACTAGCGGCAAAGCATTAATCAATTATGCTGGCGCTGGAACGAACGTATCGGAATTCATTTATGGATCTAATGCATCCATAGGTATTCACGTATCTGGAGTAGGCGGTAACGTAACGCTTCAAAACATTCAGATGATTTCAAGTGTCGACACTGGCGTGAAAGTAACCGCTGGCTCATGCCAAGCCAACTGGGTTCAATGTGCTAGTAATTCCGTGGCTGGATTTCATACAGATGGTGCCGCTGTATTTTTAAACTCATGCCGTGTAGTTGGATCAAGTGGGATAGGATTTTTTGCAGAGAATAGTGGCGTGTTAACAGTCGATAGTTGCATTGCACTTGGGTGTGGCGTTGGCCTACAAACTGAAACATCTGCAATTATATTGGGAGCTGCTTTTTACGAAGGATCGTCAACCACATATTCATACAGCCAAGGAGACAGCACTGGTCTGATCTTGCTTGGATTCCCAATGATGAACTCTCAGAAGATGAACATCTTAACTCCATCGCTAGTGTTCATCTCACAATTACAAGACAACTCTTTGGGCGGAAACAGATGGAAGCGCTTGCCGTACTCTAGTGCAACCACAATGTCAGAACTAAACACGCGCATTCACGCGATCACAACTTCTGGCGCGTATACGCTTCCAACATCAACTGGAGCTGGATTAAACGAATACTACCCAATTATTTATGTAGTTAGAGATGAAACCGGAACGGATTCAAGCACAGTATCTCCGGGTGGGGCTGACACGATCAACGGATCAACTAGCCCGGTTAGAATACCTGCAAACGGAGCTGTTTGGTTTTATACAACTACGTCGGGCTCATGGTTTACAATGCAAAACAACGCGGTCAGGTTTGATAAGAGAGACGTACATAGATACGCGTTAGCTGTAGGTGGGGGTTAACTATGGCGTACACTCCTAAGCAGCTAGCACAAAATAGACCAGGCGGAACTACAGCAGTAACCGTCTATACAAAGCCAGCAAACACTGAAGTTGAAATCACACAGATTTCAATCGTTAACACTACTAACGCAGATGCTACATGTAGATTGTTTAACGATGACAACGGATCTACTTTTGATCAAACGACCGCTATTCAATTTTATGACACCACAATTCCAGCGAATTCAGGAGTGGAGTGGCGTTGTCATATTTGTATGTCGACTGCTAGCGGCACGATTGGGTTTAGAACAAACACAGCAGACGCCCTCACCATTACATTATGGGGGGTCGAAGTATCATGATTTTAGATACAATAAGGGGAATCAATGTCTACACACATTTATGAATCATCGACTACGATCAAACAGTTTAGGGCAAACCTAAACCTAAACGACACGGCCTCAGTTCTTCAGGGAGACGATGACCCAAGGTCGGTCGCAAAATCTGCTCCTCGCGGTTCGATCTACATGCGCACTGGTTCAAGCGGCGGTTCTGTATTTGTTAAACTAGACAACGGATCATCAACGAACTGGGAAGAGGTCGGAACCGGATCTAGTTCCGGTCTTAACTTTATTGGGAATCCTGATGCGGAAGTTGATACTACTGGCTGGGCTACTTATGCTGATGCTGCTGCTACCACACCTGTTGATGGTACTGGCGGATCTCCTACAACTACATTCACAAGAACAACATCAAGCCCGTTAAATGGAACTGGCTCATTTTTAATCACAAAAGACGCGGCCAATAGACAAGGTGAAGGTGCGAGCTACGCATTCACAGTGCCAAGCGGATACACAAAAACAAAATGCAAAGTGTCTTGGGTGCATGAAGGTTCAGCAGCGTTTGTGTTTGGAGAATCTTCGGACGTTCGCGTGTACGTGTATGACGTTACGAACGCTGCGCTTATTATTCCTCAAGGTAGCGTTGGACAATCTTTGTGGAATAACAAATTTGGTGAAGTGATATTTGATGCAACGTCATCAACTAGCTATAGATTAATTTTTCACGTCGCTACTACAAATGCCAGTGCGTGGACCCTAAAGATGGACGATGTAAAAGTCGCACCAGTCGAATTAGTATCCACTCAAACGGTGAGCGATTGGGTTACGTTCACACCGACCGGATCATGGTCATCTAACTCAACATATACGGGAGCATATAGGCGCGTAGGAGATTCGTTGGAAGTAGTTAGCACGGTTGTAACTTCTGGTGCTCCCACATCTGCGACGCTGACATTTAATCTTCCAACCGGATTCACGGCAGACACAACAAAGATTCCATCGAACGCAACTACTGGCGGAACTAATCTAGGTTCCGTAACATTGTACGATGCATCGGCTACAACGGTAGGTTTTTTAGATGCTGGAACGGTTGTATATAGTTCAACCTCGGCAGTTCAACCTATTTATAATAATAACGCTGGAACCGCAGGCGCAATCACACAAGCCAATCCAATCACGTTCGCAGCAAACGATGCGGTAGCGATTAGATACACAATACCTGTTTCACAATTTAAAACAGGCAATCAGGTTATCAACCAAAGAACATTTAGACTTGCCGAAGTAGTGTCGATGTCTCGAGTCACTGGATCAGATCCAACGGCATTAGGACAATACAGAACATTTTTACGTGGTGCTGGTGGCGGAGCGTATTCAGAAACAAGCGCTACCCCAACGACAACGCCAACGTCGGCGGACGGATTTAAATTATACGCAGGCAATGGTTACGGATCGGCAGACACAAACAACGAGCCAACTAGGTACGATATATTTGTCGGCAAAAATAAATATATTCAATGGCAGTTCTATAATAGTGCCGGAAGAACCGGAGGAGTAAGTCCGTCTGTTACGTTGTACGGCACACAGATTTATGGAACGTGGTTGACATACGATCCGACAACTGGTGTGGCTACTGCAACGGTATCTTATGCAAGTGCCGCAACGGGAGCAAACGAACCTGGGCTTGATTATACTGGTAACGCAGTAGCAGATGTCTGGTTTGATATTTTGGTATCAGAGACTCCACTGCCTTCCGTTGGACTAGCTAGAGAATACTTAGCTGCAACGTCATCGACAAAAACACCTGGTGCATCTGGCAGATACCTTCAAATGACAGGGAACTCAGTAGATCTAACTCCTGGCACATGGGTGTTAAACGGAGTTTGTAGATTTAGAGCATCGGGCGGTACGGCTTTGTATGATTATTTGTTGGCCATTTGGACGCTAGCAAACGGAGCTGACTCAGCAGTTGAACCTACTAATATCACCCCACAAGCCGGATCTGACCGAATGGGAATAGGTGGAGTTGCAGCGACACTTGATTTTGCAGAGGGCGACATATCAGCGCCAACAATTAGATATACGGTCGCCACAACAACAACGGTATATCTTGTGCCTTATTGCGAAATGACGACAGCCGCAAACTCTAGAGTGACAACGTATATTTATGCAGAGAGGATTAATTAAATGGGTAAGTGGGTTGTAAAAACATTAGATGATGAACTTCACGTTATTGAAACATTAGGATTTGTTCCTTCGGCTGATCAAGTAAAATACAAAGAGGTGTATCCAGCGCCCGCAGAAGCATCTAACAACGACGGAAAGTTTATTGAAGTCGTAAACGCCAAAGACAAAGACGGGAACGATATTCCTGACAAGTTTGAGGCGAAACTAAAAGAATCCGAGAAAGAAGCCGAAAAGCAGGAACGCGAAGGAAAAGAATTAGAGGAAAAACAAAAACAGCAGCAAGAAAAACAGCAAAGCGACGCTAGATTAGAAAAACTGAAGTCAGTAAAACTAGACGGTGTTGATTCTCTAATTAAAGACGTATTGTTAGATCTAATTAAAGAAGTAGCGTTTTTAAAGGGCGATAGGTCGAACGGCGGGGGTAAAAAGTAATGCCATACACTACACTAACCCTAGGGTTAACGCTGACAGTTCCAACGGGCGGAACCACTAATTGGGCATCTACGATGCTCAATACAACGTGGACAAAAATCAGCTCGCACGATCACTCAGGATCTGGAAACGGCGCTCCATTATCAAGCGCTGGTATTTCAAACTATTCTGTTACAACCGTAAAACTATCTAAAAACTATGGAGTAACTCAAGCATCCACACTGACTCCAGCAGGAACAACTCAAACGATCGACTTTGATAACGGAAACACGCAAACGCTAGATTTAGGTTCAGCTACAGGAACCGTTACACTAACGTTGTCTAATGGATCTGCTGGAGCGTTCTATAGAATATGGGTGATTCAAGGCGCTACGGCCAGGGCATTGTCGTGGCCAGTATCAGTGATCTGGCCTCAAGGAGTTGCGCCGTCTCTCACCAGCACTAACGATGCGAAGGATTTAATAACGCTTTACTACGACGGGACTAACTATCTCGGCGAGTGGGAATTGGATTGGAGATAAAAAATGGTAGCACCTTTAGTAGTTCCATTGGTTATGGCAGCGGCGACACTCTTGGGCGGGATGATGAGCAATGCCGCGAGAGCTAAGCAGGAAAAAAACAGACTTCTGCTAGAAGGAAAACAAAACGCTTTAAATACGCAGGCGCAAGCGTCTCAAAATTTGGCGGCTGGATCACAACAAAGTTACAAGGACCTGATTGATGCCTATCGGTCAGCCCTAATAAGATAAGGAGAAACGAAAAATGGTTGAATGTAGCGATGAATTAAAATCAAAGGCAATGAAGCAACTGAACGCACTTAAGTCTACGCTTTCTAGCGAAGGTGTAGACCTTAAAGAGTTTATTGAGGAGTACGCAGAAGGTGAAGGCGAAAGCGACGAAGGCATGGAGATGGCTAAGAGTGAGCCAGAAATGGAAGACTCGGAAGATGAAGGCGAAGCTCCAAAAAGCAATCCAAAAAAAGCTGCGCTAATCATTGCAATGCTTAAGAAGAAACAGGGATCTGCATAATTATGCGTAGAATAGATCTTTTAATCACACAATCCAGGCGGTCGAGCAATAACGAGTCATTTAATGCTACGTCTGGCATTGGTGACGAAGAATTTATTCAATACGTAAACGACGCTCAAGACAGGCTTCAGTCTCTTATTGGAGTTAGGTTCCCAGATCTGTTTCAGACAGAAAAAACTATTAGTTCAGTAATAAATCAGGAATCATACACAGTACCAGACGATGCATTCTTGGGTTCTAGAATTGACCTTGTTGAGTTCTCTCGCACATCTCAAAGCGAGGATTATTACTTTCTAAAAAAGTCTCTATTAAAAGAGAGGATCCCAGGACTAACAGGATCACCAGAATTCTACATTAGAAGGTCTAGCGCTTTTTTGGTGTATCCAGCACCAGATACTAGCGGCGGAAGCTTTAGGGTTACGTATCAAAAAACTCTCCCACGTTTAGACAAAAGACGTGCAACTGTGAGCGCAGTTACGTTAACAAGCACAGGTATTTCATCGCTAACTCTAGACACGACAGTCGAAATTGACGACGAAGAATTATTAAACGAAGAAATGGTGTCTATTGTAGACAAATACGGCGTGGTTAAGATGAGACGCATTCCAATTACTGCGATTAACACCACAACGGGATCAGTTACGATTGAAGCTGGTTTTGAATTCGAATCTGGTGAGACGATCGCAGTAGGCGACTACATGTTACGAGGACCAGAATCAACAACGCATTCTCAACTACCCAATACATGCGAGAGATATTTAATCGAATACATGACCTGGCGAGTGAGCAATAGAGACTCGTCAAACGATGCAATTGAGCAATCACAAATTCTATCAAACTTAGAAAACGATATTGTTGCAAGTATTCAGGAACCAGACGGAGACGTGTTGGGAATTCCTATTATTACTTCGGAGTTTTTGGATTCATCGGAGACGCAATAACAGATGGCTGATACGTTATTAGTCAAACGATACATAAATCACTTCGGATTAGACTTAAAGTCATCGGACCTTACACGCCCCAGCGAATACTCGTCTGGGATGTTAAATGCTCAATATAAAAAATCAGGATCTATCGAAAAACGACCGGGATTTCACGCTAACGGAGCATCTCAAGGTGGACATGGTCTTTTTACATACGCGAAGGTAAACCCAACGACTGGAGTAGAAGAACCAGAACTGCTAACAGCGTCGAATTCAATTTATAGAGCCGACACGGCTACTCTTACAGTGACGTATGTTGGATCAGATCCAACTGCTTTTATTTCAATTTATTATGACTCTACAGACGAAGAATATAAATGCGAGATACAAGAAGGCACTTCGGTTGTACTTGATCAAGGACTTGGGGTGGGATTTGATGAGGGCGTTATATATACCATTGATGACCTTCGCGCTGATATCGATGCGTTGGCTAATTTCACAGCTTCAGTAAGTGGATCAACGTCTACGCCAGCAGCATTCATTCCGCCTGTGCGAGCGTGGGATTTGAGTTCTTCTGGTGAGGCCATTGCTCTAGAGGCCAGATATTGGACTCAAGTAAACACCACAACAACAAATCCGTTAGCAGGATCAGAAACAAATAAAAACAGTGATGATTTTGAGAACGTGTCATCTGTTCAAATTAAGAATGTGATGTATTTTTCAAATGGCTATGACGACGTATTAAAATACGACGGACAAACTTTATATAAAGCAGGGCTTCCAACGCCAGCATCACTAACAACGGCATTGGGAGCTGCAGGTACTATCAACGGTAACAACTATCAACACAGAGCACAATACGTTCAAGTAGATGCCGTCGGAAACGTCATTGAAGGCAATATAAAAACAATGACCGGATCTCTAGTTAACGCAACGTCTGACAAAATAGACGTAACAGTCGCAAACGTACAGGCTAGCACTGGATACAACACGAATTGCGCAATTGTTAACGGATTACAATCCGGAGTCACCACGATCACAGTTGATAACGGATCGGGTGGATCACATACGATGCAAACGGGAGATACCGCTTACTTTTATGATGGAGTGTCCGCATCCTATGTTGAAAGAGAGGTAACGGCAACTAGTGGAACTACTATCACGATTTCGGGCGCCGCTGTAGATGTGGCTGACAATGCGGTTATTTCAAATAATTTAAGAATAGCTATTTATAGAAACGAATCATCTGCGACAACCCCAACAACATGGCAATTGGTAGCAGAAATTCCAAATAATTCTTTTTCTTCAACACAGGTATATTCCGATGACACTGCGGATGCTTCTTTGGGTGCTGATCTTGTGGAACCTCTCACGGATCGATCCCCTCCTCCTAAAGGTAAGTATGTATCTAGTTTCAGAGATCAAATGGTGATCGCTGGAAGCTTATCATCTAGGAATACTGTGTATTGGAGTGATGTTGAATCTCCAGAATACTTCCCGGCTGACGGAAACTCCCAAGACGCTGCAACAATAGCAGGAGATGTGATCACTGGAATCGCACCAAACAACGAAGTGTTTGCAATCTTTAAAAAGAAGTCGATTCATATTCTGTCTGGAGATATTGCCGAAAACAATATTAGGTTTGATCAGCTAACATCTGACATCGGTTGCGTAGCACATGCAACGATTAGAGAGGTGAGAGGTCGTCTTTATTTCTTATCAGATTTAGGACCTCGCATGATGACTGGCGGGCAATTACCGGAACCAGTAGGCCCAGTGGCTGACAATCCAAACGCATCTAGAATCGATCCGGTTTTTGATTCGACCGCAGCGTTGACAGACAACTTAGAATTAAGGCTAAAGCGCGCTGTAGCTGTGAATAACAGGTTAACTGAAAAATATATTTTATTTATTCCAACCGAAGACACTGCAGCGGGTGATGTGTACGCTACAGAAAACAGCAATATATTTGTGTACGACTATTCTAGAGACGCATGGCTTGAATGGGACAACATGAATATGGCTGGCGGTGTTGTCGAGTTTGAAAACGATCTGTTTTGGAATGAAAGAAGATATTCAACATTCACTGGAACCGTAAACCATATCCTATGGCGACGGATGAATTTAAACGACGCATATGACTATGAAGACAACACCACATACATTGATTGGAACTACAAGGGTCAATGGGAGTTTGCTGGAGAGGCGTCTATATTAAAGCGTTATCCTAGAATTCGAGTGTTCACTCTAGAAGAAAACCCAAATAATCAATTCAACCTTACTGTTCAAACAGAGATTAATTTCGTAGCTGGTGAGACGAAAGCCGAGTTCGATCTATCTTTTGAAGGAATTGGTTACGGTATTTCTGAATATGGCAATGCATCTTATGGGGATTCAGTAGAGCCAGCAATTCAACATAGATTGAATAATGGTCGCATGAGGTCATTGCGTCCCGTATTTGTTAACCAGAATCATCAAGAGAATGTGATTTTAACCGGGTGGGAGATTGAAATGCTCGCTCCATTTAGGCCGGGGTTTAAATCATGAAATTTATGGCGTTTAAAGAGTTTCGGGGTTTTTTGGATAGCACTGCCAAGGACGTTATAGAATACTTATCAAAAGACCTTAGAAAAATTCTTCGCGAGCTACAGATAGGGTTAACAAGGTTGAAGTTTACTGACAACTTTGACTCATTCAAAGTGGAAGTAACGATACCTGCTGGCGAAGAGTTAGCAATACGGAATGAATTAAGATCTGGAGAAATTCCGACAGAGAAGATCATACTTCGCGGAAAGTCTGGAGCTGAAAGCGTAACCGATGGAGATACGGAGTGGACAAGGAACTATGTCTATCTGAAGAACCAGGGAGCGTCGGATGCGACGGTGACCGTGGTTTTCTTGAGATAGTATATAAAAAATTCGATTACTCTTCAGAGGCCGACATTGCGGCATTGGCGCCCATTTATTGGGATTACTACAAGTACGTCAACGAAGAGGAATTAAACGGATTTATTGAATTTGAAATATGTGGCGAAAAAATAAAGTGCCACAAGATAGAATCTAAATTCAACGAATTAAAATTTCATAATGCCGAAATCATGATGGCCATGAGTGGTGAGGAGTGTGTGGCGTTTGGCGTATATCATTTATTTTGTGAGTGTGTTGCTTACGTTCGCACTCTTTATACTGTCCCTGCTTTAGAGGGTAACGGGATTATTAAAGGGTTGATGAATGCAATTAGGCCGATAGTGAAAAAGGTGATCTTTCAAACTAGAAAGAAAAAAGTTCCAGAAAGAACACTTATGCTTACCAGTGGCTTCGCAAGACAAATACACGAAACAGAATATTTCAAAACATTCGAAATGGATTGGAAGGGAATTTAAGTTATGGCTGGAATAAAAGGATACGGTAGCGGGCTAGGACAAACATTAGATTTAGGAGGATTCCTAAATGATAAGTTGCAAGGATTAATACATCCAGCAATGGCCGGCCCGGATTACGAAAAACAAAGAAAAGATCTGGTTCGCGAACTGGCGTCAAATAGACGAAGGGCCATTAAAGAAGGTGAAAAATTCGGGAAAAAGTATTTTGCAGACAAGTCTCTTGGCCGAGTGGATCAAGGACGATCTAATGAAGTTAGAAATTTAATTACACAAAGAAAAGATCAATTAGATCTAGCAAAGAAGAGATCAGCAGACGTTCAAAGAGTAATTGATATGAGATCAGCCAACCTGGCTGGTTTTACTCCCGACGAGATCAACGCTATGCGCGCACAAGAGGCGTCGCAGATGGGCAGGGCGCAGTCGACGGCGCTTAGGCAGCTAAGGGGTGTTCAGGCCGCATCCGGTATGCGCGGGGGGGCTGCCGCTGCCCAACAAGCTGGCATTTTAGGACAAGCACAAGCAGCCAGAGCCAACCTGGAGCGCGATTTATTTTTGCAAAACATCGCTCAAAAACGAGCGGCACTTGGAGACTATGAAAGCTCTGTACGCGGAATTGAAGGGGAAGAGTTTGGAAAAAGAGACGCTGCAATTGGTGGATTAGAGAATATTACAACGGCTTCGCGTGCCGACGAGTTAGCTAGACAACAATACAACCAGGCACAACTAGGCAGAGAACGCATGGGCCAAGCATCTAGTGCGTTTGGTATTGCAGGGTTAAGCGCACAAGAACAAGCAGCGGCAATGCAAAACATACTAGGTGAAAAGCAAGCTGCTGCTACCGTTGAAGCTGCAAACGCAGCTGGGCAGGGAGGAAAGAAATAACATGGCACAATCTAGTTTAAACCAACCGTTTGCAAAGAAGTTCAAATTAAAACGTCCCGAAGACGAAGGGCAGTCACAAGGTCCGACGTTGGCATCCGTTGCTGGAAACATCGCAAAAATGGGTTTAGCCATGTCCGACTCGGGCGGACAACAAGGCGACGCTGCTCAGGCGCCTGAAAACGCGACACCAATGGACGCAACCAGCGCAAACGACGCCGCACAAACACAACAAGATCCGCTAGATTCTATTCCTAGAAAGCCCGACGCTGCTATGGGCGAAAAACAAGGGATGGATTCCGACATGGCTCGCATTCTGGTAGCTGGGCTTCCAATAATATTGGGAGCTGCATTCGGAGGTGCCGAAGGTGGAGCAACCGGTGCGCAAGCCGGTATGGCGGGCCTTAATGCGTTTCAACAGCAAGACGCGCTAGCAGCATCTAAAGAAGAGAAGGCAGCAGATAGACTGGCGGCACAACAAGCAAAAGAGGCGGATTGGGCAAACGAAGAAAAGCAATTAGCGGCAAGACAAGCATTCGAAGAAAAACAACTTGCGGCAAGACAAGCGTTTGATGAGAAATCGTCCGCAAAAAAATTTGAGCAGGATAAATATTTAGCATCGATTAAAGAAAAAAGAGATGCTGCTAAAGACAATCCGTCAGAAATGCCTGTAGAAAAAAGACTCGCTAAGCTTAACGCCACTGAGAAAAAAGACTTAAGTAACATTAAGACCGTATTCCAATCTGCTAACGGAATGGGTTTAGCCCTTCAGGCCGGAGAGGGAACGAATAAAATAATCGGAGACAATAACTTCACAAGATTTAGAAGAGATTATTCTGAAGCCATTACAAGACTTCAATCTGGTGGAGCGTTTAGCCAAAACGAAGCCGACACATTTAAAGCAATGGCACCACAAGGTTTAGATCCAGACGAAATGAAGATGCAAAAAATCCAAGCGATTAAAGACAGAATGGCCGACAGATTGTCTGTGTATGGATTTAAACCCGAAGAATTCCCTGACATGTTGAAAGAACCAAAATTAGCCAAAGTAGAAAAGACGTGGGTAGATAGATTAACTGCAATTGGGAATCAAGCTCAAGCCAACGAACAATCTCCGCAAAAAAACTACGAAGAGATGAGCGAAAAAGAACTCGAAGAGGAATTGAAAAGGCGAGGACTAAAATAAATGGCTGAGCCAAATAGAAAACAACAACTTATTGAACAATTACGAAACCACGACAAGCGAGCGGCGCTTATTGCGAAACTGCAAGAAGATGATGCTGCTAAAGACTCAATAACAGATCAGGCGTTAGGAACTGGAAGATCAGCGCTTGAGAGTGCGACACTAGGAATTAGCGAGCCTCTTATTGGAAGGGCAAAAGCTTTATACGAAGCCGCACCGGAAGCGATTCAAGCGCTAGTTCCAGGCGGCGAAGAACCATCTTGGCAGGACGTTGGCGGCGAATATTCTAAAGGATTGGAGGAAGATAAGGCACAGCGAGCAGAATTCAAAGAAAAACATCCTTATCTTGATACAGCCGGACAAGTGGCTGGATTTTTCGCGCCTGTGGGTCCTGCGGCTGCAGCGTTTAAAGTTGGCGCCAAAGGAGTAAAAGCAATTGGGTCAGCCCTACCGGGTGCAAAATTGTTAGCAAAAGCCGCAGAAGGCGGATTGCTTGCTAAGACGGGAGCTGCGGCGGTGAAAGCTGCCGGTGAGAATGTCGGCGGATATCTAGCGACCGAGGCCGCCTCGGCACCCGTTCGTGCCCTTAGTGATTATTCAACCGATGAAGGTACTGGTGATATTGGAGAGGGCGTAGTCGGAGCAGCAAAATACGGAGCTGGGTTTGGAGCTGGCGCAACGTTAATACCAGGCGCTGGAAGATTAGCTGCAAAAATGGGCCGTAAAGGAATTAGCGCAATTTTTGGCGGCGTTCCGGAAGATACAATTAAGAGCTACGAAAAGCTTCTTAATGAGTCTGCAGATTCTGTTTCAAAAATAAGCAAAGATTCAAAAGAAGCAAAAGGCGCAATTCAAAACATAGTAGACAATACGTACCAAAAAGCAGTTAGCGACGTTCAAGATGCAACGATTACATATGATCAAGCCAAGGACACTTTAGATCATTTCAAAAACGTTGTAGACGATACAGTTAAAACGAAAAGACAAACTGTAAAAGAAAAGTTTGATGCTGCAAAAGAAAAACTAAAAGAGGCCAACGACCTACAAAAGGAATTACTTAAGCAAGCCAATCCTCCTGCATATGTAGCAGGAGATATCATTGAAGACGTTGGAAAAGTAAAACAGAAGCTTGTAGAAGAATCAAAAAAAGCTACTGACATGCTTAACAATAGGCAAACAAAAATATCAATATCTCCTATTGTAAAAAAGATAGATGACGAAATGTCAGAACTCACAATTAATGGAAAACTAGTGGGTGACGCTGACAAAGCCACGTATTCAAAGCTAGAAGAATTAAAAAGCGATTTTTCAGGACTGGGCGAAACAGTAGACCTTCCAACTACAAAGAAATTACTTAAAAAATTAGACGACAACATTGAATATAACTTAGGTGCTGGTGAGTTTAATTCCGTACTAAACGGAACGATGAAAAACATTAGGGGCGCCCTAAGACAAACCTTGGGAGAGCAAGTGCCAGAGTTTGATCAACACATGCGGAACGTTGTTCAACCGTTGGGTGAGCTGAGAGAAAAAGCATCGCAGGCATTTAAAAATCAGGATGCAGTGTTTGGGAAAGTTCTTCGAATTGATTCGCCAAAGCAAACGGAAACACGCGCACTACTAGAACAAATGAGCAAGGTTACCGGAAGAGACTACCTAGCTCCTGTCGGAGAATATTTAAACGCACAAAAAACACTAAAATCACAAAGCGCATTGAAGGAATTAAGAAGAGGGCTTCCGGAATATCAGGATTATAAATCTGCGCTAACTCAATACCGTGAAAACCAAAAACTCAAAGCGCCCGATGAAGTTAAACAAATTGTAGACGCATCGAACGAAATAAAAAGATATGCAGAGGCCCAATTAAAGTTAAAAAAGGCCCAAGAAGTATTAGAGCCTCTGAAGATATTTAAAGATTTAAATTCAGTTCAAAAAACAAAGCAGATCATTGCCGGAAGCAATCCAGCTATTAAAGCAAGATTGATGAAATATGCAAACGTTCCGGAAGATCAGTTTGACCGGATGATCAACATGGCAAAGATAGAACACGAGTTTGCAATTGATCGTACACGCGGATCTAGAAACGTAAACCTATGGGGGTTATCTGGAAGTTTGGGCGGTATGGCGGGTGCAGCGGCCGGATTAGGATTAAGCGGATTAGATCCAAGCCTTGGGGTAGCCGGGTTTATAGCGGGCTCTATGGTTGACAAATACGGCGGGAGAATGACTCAAAAAATCATCCAAGCCTATACGCGTATGCCAGGAATTCCGCAGGCTAGAAAAATAAATAGATACTTCAATGACTTGCCGCCAAACATCAAAGAAGACATGCGTCTATCTTTTTTGAGGTCGTTTGGATCTCTTGGGTGGAATAATCCAGTTACGTTAGACAAAGATCAACAAGCGCTATTTAAACAAGATCTTATGGAAGATCCTAGTTTTACGTCGTCTGAGAAAGCAAAAATTATTTCAGACATGACTAAAAACGATGGAGAGGTCCCGGGTCCTGTACTTAAAAAGTTCATGGTAGGTGATGGAAAAGAAGCTGAAGCATTAGAAGCTCAAGACAAATTGGAAGAAAGCCGAAAGGTTCAACAACCTCCGGTCACACTAAAGAATGTTTCCGACTACGCTAAGTTTAAAAGAGGTGAACAATATTAAATAGTGTGTGTAAAATTAAAGGGCAGACATGAGTTTAGAGATATTGAAGGATTACTCACTCAGATTCGTTGGCGTTCCGTACCGATGGGGTGGAGCGCATCCATGTAATGGTCTAGATTGTTCAGGATTAGTTCAAATTATATTAAAGGCAGCGGGCGAAGATCCTCCTGGGGATCAAACAGCACAGGCGATTTATAATCATTTTGCTGCTGCCGGAAAAGCTCAGGATCTTCTAGCATTAGGTTCCATCTTATTTTTCGGGCAATCGGTTTTAAAAATTACACATGTCGCATGGGCATTAAACCCTTATCAAATGATCGAAGCCGGTGGGGGTGGAAGCAAGACGTTAAGTGTGACGGACGCAATAAGAGATGAAGCTTTTGTGCGAGTAAGTTTGATTAATTCCCGCAATGACTTAGTATCTTATCTCAAACCATACTATCGAAAGATAGGTCACCTATAAACTAAGGAGAGGTAAGGACATGTCACAAGTAGAACTGAAAAAAGTAGAATTAGAACTCCCAAAAGAAGCATTCGAAGTGAAGGAATTGCTCGTTGCTTTAGTAAAGGGAATTAAAGAGAAAAAACCAATTGCCGAGTTGGCGACTAGCGTATTGCCACAACTATTGGCGGCAGTTGAAGGTGTTGAAAACTTAGATGACGAAGCAAAGTACGCCAAAGGCGGACTTGTAAAACTAGGTGCATTGTTAGCTGCGGAAGTTGTAGAGATCTTTGTTGATCTAGCGCCTCCGGCAGAAGTAGCGGCTGCACCACAACCAGACGGAGCGCCTCCGGCAGCATGAAGTTAGTGATTTCATTAATCTTAGCATTGCCGCAGCTAGTGAAAGCCATCTTAGAGATCAATAAATTCTATAAAGACGTTACAGGGCAGACTCCGCGCGCGGCGGTGAAAAAGACTAGTGAAGTCTTTAAAAAACTAAACGACGCCAAAACACACGAGGAGAGACAAGCAGTTGCGAAAGATATTCAAGATCTTATTGCTAAGCTCTAGTGCTGTTTTGGCGTCTTCTTGTGCAAGCGTTGGCACATCAACCGATATCCCGGGTCCTCAAGTCATGATCTGTGTACTTCATGCCGAGGACGGCGTTTTGGACTGTATTGATCGGCAAGAAAAACCGATACAGCTACAAGTCAAAGAGGCCGATAATTTCATCTGTAAGCCTTACGAGGATGAAAGAACACTTCTTCAATGGTGCGGGATGATTTCGAATGAGGATAACTAACACCTACAGCAAAAGTAATGACACTCTCCGTAAGTGGGCATCGGTTATCTTATCCATAGGTATAGCTATTAATTCGGCGATTTTTACTGCTATTGTTTATGCGCATGGGAATTTCGTCACCGTTAGGGAGAAAGAGGACATCACAGCGCGCTTGGACCGCATCGAAAACAAGATCGACTTTCTACTCGAGGCAAAAAAACTCTCGGGAGAGGAGTCGGAGCTCTATGGGCAGACGGATTCAGGCCGGTCGAAACTTACTGGGAATAGATCTCAGTGAGAAAGAAATTCAAAATCAGATTCTAGAATATCTATACAACCGTGGTGTATTTTGCTGGAGACAAAACACCGTAGGCGTGTACGACGAAAAACGCGGTTGTTATATCAGGAATAATTCAAGGTACGTCATTCGAGGTGTAAGCGACATTCTAGGTGTGCTCCCAAATGGACGAATTCTAGCGATTGAAGTGAAAAGCAGAAAAGGGAAAGTGAGCCCTGACCAAGAAGCATTCTTAAAGAATGTGCTTCTGAAAGGAGGAGTAGCGATCCTGGCCAGGTCTCTAGAAGATGTTATAGCTGAATTAGACTATTTAGTATTTGATGATGTTTAATCTTCAATAGGAATAGAACTAAGTTTCTGAATAATTGGACCTTTTACGTGAACCGTTTCGTCACGTCGTTGAAATACAATTAGCCATGTATATAGTTCTTTGTCGTTTGTAGAATTAAGAACAGCGAACAGGTTCCATGCGTCCCGCATAGGATTGGGTTTAAATTCAGCGGATTCTATAATTATATTGTCGAAGTAGGTTTTTTGAATGCCGCGCCAAATAGCCTCAAGGTTCTTGCAGAGATTCTCAGGTGTGTCGTCCGGTATTTTGGGTGTTATCAAAATCTACTCCTAAAGGCATTGTATTTCTCTTGGTCACATATGATCAATGGTCGTTTATTATCTGGAAAGTCGATGAACATACAATCACCGATATATGTTAAGTGTGTTGAATAAATAGTTCGAGTTCTAATATCCACACCGTAGTTAACCATTACAGAAGATCCGTTAGCTAACCATGTGATTAGTTTGAACCTGATTTTGTCCCACCATGAATATACCACTGGTTTATTAGATGCTAACATCATGCTTTCTCCTTCAACATTCAATCATCTCACTGCGGTTCATTTCACCTTCCAAGCTTGATACACCTTCTTAGGTGTGTGATCGACGTTTCTAAGAGACGCTTTGCCGAACGGCAATTGCACTTCATTGTAGTCATTCAAAAAGAACCAGGAAACGTACTGAGCATTCGTGAGTTTAGAATCAGACGACAAGCGTTTCGCGAAGTTTACTTGTTCATCCTCTGATCCCACTATCCCGTTATAGTTAACAGATGGCCACGCAGTTTCAGTGATCGCAAACTTCTCAGGCATTTTAGAAAAGTAGTTGGAAGGGATATCTGAAACTTTTGCGTACTTCATCCAAGGGTATGTTGTGAATGCGATGAAAGATAAGAAGCTAAGTTGCGTGAAATCAACCGTGCCCATGTTCTCATAATTAAATGTCACACAGGTTTTAGTGCGTCCTGCTACCAAATCATGCCAGGCCTTTATTTTAGAAACATCAACACTTGTTAACTCGTTACCCCAACACCAGTATTCTAGGCCGTAGCCTAAAATGCGATCCATATCGCTAGCTGAATAATTTTTCTGAGGCGTGACTAACCCCATTTTAAGTGTGGGATTTTTTGCGTGAGCTAGATCAATAAACCCTAAATTGTCTGTGTGAAATGAAGCATAGTCAAATACGCTTAAGTCTGAGAAATATGCGTCATTCACCACTACTTCAGGACCTGCGACACCTCGTTTGTAGCATCCCGATAGCGACGACGTGAACGCTAGCAGTGCTGCCATAATTGCTTTAATAATTGATTCGAAAGTCATAACCACCCCCAGTGTTAAATAATTAATTCCATTTAGCGTGTGTAATTGCTTCTAAAATATTGGAATGGTAGTGCGAATCTACAACTAGCGGATTGTCGCACTTCCAACATTTCGGAAGATCCCACAAACTGGTTACTAAAATATAATCCGTAGTTTGAATATTACATCGCCAGCAAGTGAGATGCACCTCTAGTATTTCTCTATTCTCGCGCTGCCTCTGAATGGAACGAATCATGTGCGCTATTCCTCCAAATAATCTGCAGCAACGGTAGCCCAGTGATCCTTCCAATCTGGCGTTTGTTCGTCTACCGCAGCTCGCAATGCGTTTACTGCCTGATCCCAACCACGTTTAAAACATTCTTGCGCGCACTTATTTAAATGAGGATTCCTAATATCGATATATTCGTCTTCGGCTAACTGATCACGATCGATATTAGTACCCATTTTTAATTAGCCTCGTAATACATCACGCCGACATTAATTGTTGCCGACGATCCGCTGTTATTGGTGACGCGTATTAAATAGTTTGTGCTTTTATTTAAAATCCATTCAGCGCCACGAGATAGCGCTCCTGCAGAACCGCCTACGGCCTGGTTTTTTTCGCCGCCAGGAATAAGGGTTATCGCTAACGCGGTTCCGGTGCCTGTTACCGTAGGCGTATAATACCAAGATGCGTCCGTCGTATTGGCAGATGCTCTATTAAGATTATAGGCTGTTAGTGCCGTGCCGTTTGCACTAACCGTTGCGCCAGAATAAAGCGATACGGAACTAGTGCCCGTAGCAGTAATAGTAATCCCTGAGTGTAGATATTTATTTGATCCAACCGTTATCAACACATCAACGCTAGTTGTATCAGCGACAGACGTAAAAGAGTGCGAAACGGAATAAGCCAACCCGCTGTGAACCTTGGCATGAACACTATCGATGATTTCTCTTAATACCGGGAAAGATGAAACACTCATACGACATCCACTCCGATCGCACTAAACGCGTGATATGGAATATATAAAATTCTATTGTCTCGTTTGACTGTAATTCCCTGGAAGTCGACTCCAGTCAAAATGGTGTTTGGTTGTGGTTTGTCCTCCGGAACCTGAAAGGCAATATCTGGGAAGTCCGATTTTATGTAAACCGTAACGGGATGACCGATGAACTGGGTGAGTTTGTCAGGTTGTATGTGCATTCAATTAAGGTCCTTTGATTGTAGTACGCGGTCGTATTCTAAATAATGTTCATAGGCCGCGCGAAGTTGATTCGACATTGGGTCGTTGTCATTAGGAGAGAGTCTACTAACTAAAGTATCTAGTAGTTGTTTAAGGGTTAGCGAACAACAAAGCGTCGCCTCCCAAATATCTAGTTTGTTTAACATTCGTTGAAACGCTATTAAGTTGTGTTCGATAGCCGCAAGATCTTCGGTCGATAGATCGTCTGGCTTATGCTCGTTTAGGGTGTCGTTCATCTTTTGATCCGCGTTTTCTTTTTGAAATGATCTTTGATGGCTTTTTCTGCGGCTTTGATGGCCAGGGCCAGTGGGTCTCTATCGTTATTATGTCGTCTATTATCGCTAGTGTGGTTAGAAGTGTTTGGCGATATTTTAAAAGAATGTTGAGCTGTGTCTGGTTCGTTTGGGTCCGTGAATTGTCTGGTATATCCTGACCCCCTGCAAACGGAACATGATCTAAGCTCCCATGTCTCTCCGTATCCGGTACTAATTTCTTCGAGCGTTTCACCCGAGCCTCCGCAACTTGTACACGTGATTTCAAACCCCATTGCTCCTTGTACTCCCTGTTTGCGCTTGCTTTGATTTAGGATTTTTTACTGTATTAGCAGGCGGTGCCGAACTAAGCGGCGGTAACTCGATACCTTGTTTTTTAAAAAACGATTCCTTATCTGGTACGGCATCAAATTCAACGTACACGCGACAAACAGCGGGTAACGCTTTTCTAAGTGCCGCGCGCACATGGTTTGGAGATTGCTTGTAGAACTCAAAGAAATGTCCCCACACACTAGATGTGCCCATGTACCATTCGGCCAAGTGTTTATAGATTTCGGTAGTAGAACGCATAATTGAAATTAAACTCCCGTCGTGTTGAATGAATTAAATATATCATCGTTGCTGCCGGTTAATGGGTTAATCGTGGATTCGGGCGGCCCATTTTTCAAGTCCAAAGCGGCCATTGCGCTATTTATATTCTGCGTCTTTAGAATATTAAGAAGTTCTTCAAACTGATCACGTAATATTAGTTTAGTGGAATCAATGTCATAAGCTGCAATTAAGTATTCCTTCAACTCGTCATGCGTCCATCCACAATCGCGACTGACAGCGAAAAGCATCTTCGCTTGTTTCTCTGAAATGGTTTTAGATTTTACTGCGGACACAGGACCCCTAACCTCGGTGCCGGAGACAACGGGCTCGACACGTTGATGTTCGCCCCCTTGGATAGGCACTATTGGTTTGTTCACGCCCGTGCCCGCAGTAGTTGTGGCTGTGTTAGAAATCTGGGCAGACTTTTGCACAGCTACACTTTCATTGTTTATATAATCTTGATCACTAGCTTCGCCGCCCACTTCGTCGGGCGTGTACGCACAACCCATAAGTACGTCGGGGAATATAGTTCGGCATGCAATTGAAGTGGCGCGCGCAACTAGCATTTCACGGGGGTACTTCTGCCAACTGGGATTCGATAGTAATCCAGCACGCCTTGCGTCCTCCATCGTGAAGCTAAAAACCGATATCGGATCAGTAGTTGACCTTGCCGCTTCAATGACGCATGCCTCAGTCGTGTTTTCTTTGATCCAAAACTTGGCGTGTGGGTATCGCCTAAAAACAAGGCCACGCATTCCAAGGGCCGACATCGTAAAACGGCCTTTAATAGGGTTGATCGTCTGAAGTGAGGCCATGACCCCAATCCCTAGCTCTCGACCCAGCAAAGCCACGCCCAACACGTCTGCCGGGGTGAATCCTTGCGGGCATAGCTTCGATTTAGCTACTACTTCGGCCTGAGCCTTTAAAATTCGCCATTCGGTCTCTTTTTGGGATGCTACGTGGTCGGTGGGGGTGATGACGGACTGGTGTTGTAAAGTATTGTTCATTTTGTCTGCCCTTTCTCGTGTTGAGACGGGCATACCGCAAGGCTTACGGTTTGCAAAGCAAAAAAGCCGCAACCCCATGCTCACTCATCCGTGAGTTTACATGGGCTGCGGCCACATCTCTGCTTTGCATAAGGGAAGTATGAGACTGCTTACACACTTATTGTGTATGATCAGGTTGATTTTTCAAGTGTTTATATTGAGCGTCGTCTTTCCCTTTTACTTCGCCCTCTTGATCTAATTTGGATGGTCCCTTTGGTTTTGGGAATTGTTGTGATCCGGTACCTTTGCCTTCGCCTTGTGATTCTTCCATTTCAAGAATTCTCCTTTTCGATACCGAGTGTAATTCAAAATTTCAAACCATTCGATAGGATTCGGTTTGGATGTGTAACGTCGGATTTAAAATAAACTTTGAACAAGTGCGAGACGCCATCTCCGCCCGTATAAAACATGAGGCGTGTTTTCCACATAAGTTCACAAAGTAAAACCGAGGTGTGCATGGTTGTGATCACTAAATTCTTTGGAAGCTTTTTAAAAACCTTTCGAAGCGCTTTGAATTTAAGCCAGGTAAGTAGGCCGTCGCTCGTTGCTCCGTCGTGCATGTGAAATATACACGTGTGAATCGTTGCCAATACAAACCACGCAAACTCGGATGGATGAGGCGTTTTAAATGCGCAGAGTTTATAAAAGAAAACTTCAGGCCCTTGTTTCCAAGATTTTAGTGCAGGTTCAGTAGGGTTCGTATTGTCGAAGAAATATCCATGCGCATCGCCGTAATCGCAGATATCTCTAGCGAATCCAAGATCAAACAAAACAGACAAAGCAGCAATAGCGCCCAAGTTATCATGGGCCTCGAGTATTTTTCCTCGGCCTGGATTTCTGTCATAGAGTCCTCGCGTGTTTACGTGTTGTAGCGAAACAATGGTTTTATAAACCCTATCGAAGTCAATCTGGTCAAGGAGTTTGTATTCATCGAGTAGATAGTAAAACTCAGCCGCCCAAAGAATCCCGTTGTCGTTTTTCACGGTCGTGCCCGTGTGTCCGGGATATGCATCACGGAAGTCACCAGGTCCACCGCCCATGAGCCCGTCGTCGGACAAGTAAAAATCAACGGCCCTTTTTTTGACGGATTTCATATCGCGTTTTGGCGTAGTCATGAATCACCCCCCTGATCTCAGGAGAATCGTAGATCAGGTCGGCTAGGATTCCTAAGATTTCTTTCACCTGCGCAATGCTAACGCTTTTCTTTTTCCCTTCGAGCCGCGTTATCTTGCACGCAAGTTTGTGTATTTCTTTTTTCATATGCGTCTGATTCCTTCGACGCACGTTATCGGTACGACTGTTTAATTACTAAACAGATATTGAATAGCGAGGGAACCGTTCGGTTCTAGCAAGCCCTAGGTCACAAAAACAGACGAACGCAAAGTTATCGCGCGTGACAACGATACCGTTGTCGCAGTGTGGGCATAATTTCTGAGGTCCGGTGTTGCCCATGGTTTTTACGGTTTGAAGGAATTCAGACCAGTCTCGGTCCGGAACTTTTCCGCTCATGCGTTGAAGCGTTGTCTGCACGATGAAATTAATATCAACCTGATCAAACCCGGAATGGAAAAACTCTTCGGCCTCCTGTTTGTGCTTTTGTTTTTGTTTCGCGTAGTGTTCCTGTCGAACTCCCGAAACTAAATCTCGAAGTTTTGAGATCATCGGCGCGCGAAGTTCTTCTGCGATCGCTCGGCTTACGGCTTCTTGAAATAAATTAAAGTCCGTGTATTTAAATTCTTTCCAGAAAACCATAGCGCGTTCTTCGGGGTAGTTCTTAGCTCCGAACGTATTGGCCAGGCGTTGTAATTGGTTTTTGAATTGGTCGAGTGTCACTTGCTGTCTGCCCTTTCTTCGAATTTCGACCAATCGATACCTTGCGATTGCGAAGTTGTAAACTCTGAACTCACCGAACCGTGATCGGGGTCGATCCAGTCCCGCCATTCGGCGGCGAACGTCGAGAAGTGTTTTAAATACTGCGCCTGCGTACCCATGCGCTTGTGGTGGGCCGCGAAATTACTAACCGCCTTGTCGAATAGAGTTAGGTCGTCGGGGGTTTGAATCTCCCGCATGAGTTTAATCATCCCGCGAGCCTTGCCCTCTTTGCGGGGGTACTTGGTTTTATAAATTAAATCGAGCTCAGCCCTAAACACAGTTGCCCGTTGCTTGCCAACGGGAGGGGACCCCGCTTGCGGGGGTGACTCGGCGTCCGAATCGGCAATATATATACTGTCCTGTAATGTAGTGTCTTGTAATGTAGTGTAGCGAACGGATCCGGCCGGATCCGGCCGTGTACGTACGGATCTGTGAACTATTTGTTTTTGTTCAAGTTTATACAGTGCGGCATCGATCTCCGAGCGTTTTAGGCGAGTGTTCATTTGGACATGCGAATAAACGAGTAAAAGAGTACCTCTATTCGTATTTTTGGACGCTCGACAGAGTAGATAGATCAGGAAACAGAAATCGGCGGGAGTCATGTCAGTGAGTTTTTCGTCGTCGAACAGGTCGTGATCTAACCGAAACCAATGCGGGCGCTTTACGTCATTGCGCGCGTTGTATTTGTCCCAGTTTGTAATGGTTATATAAATTTCGTCGGTGCGTGAGCTCACAATATCCCCCTCAGTTCAATGTTGTTGTCGAACGGGAATACCTATGCGAATGTCTGCCCGTTCGAATTCATATCTAAAGTCAAATTTGAGTACCTTCGGTCAGCTTGGGTGTAAACCCTAAATTGGGTTGACCGGGGGTACCAAAAGGCCGCTCCGGTGGGAATCGAACCCACGACCTATCGTGAACTGCCCTTCGACGAACACTCTTCCACTGAGCTACGGAGCGCGTTTAATAAATCCTTTTATTTTTTGTGTAACTTCGTCATCCGACACAACCTGAGCCATCGTATGAAACAGTTTAATTGCCTCATGAAACGCACCGTCTGCGATTAGTCGAAGCATTGCTGTTTCGTTCGTAGTCCCGAAGTGATGATGTTCGTTCGTGAACGTCTTGGGGTTGTGATACACAAATATGTAAGAACCTGTGAGGCCTTCTGTGGCTTCATAAATTGATTTCAATACAGCGGTCTCTTTTTCTTTCATGTCCACGCGTATAGCTCCCTGATATCGGAATGAAGTTTGTTCACTGGTATCCAGTATTGAGGTTCGCAATCGTTCCTGCCAATGATTTTTTTTAATTTATTGGACGACATAAAGTATTCGCTTCGCATGCCGTCGCATCCAGTAAGCCAACCGAAAAAATAAACCACATGAAGGTGACTGGGATTAATAAACATTAACGTATAAATATCGACTGGAGAGTCGGTTTCATAAATAATTAATTTATTATTTGGTTTGATGACCGTTCTCACCTCAATGCGTCCTACGTCATTGGGCCTTAGATATTTAACCATTGGTGTTGAATAATTAAAAACCTGCGGATTCCACGGTGTTTTTAATGCTTTTGCTAAAGCATATTCTCCAAGTGCTCCAATAATATTTTTGGTGAATCCGTCTCCGAAATAATCAAACTTAGTGGTTAAACCCAGAGACTGACCCGCGAGTTGACGTTGCTTTCCGTATTCGGTGACTTGTTCTACTTCGCTATTGCTTAGGAGAATCCGCATCGCTAGTGGTCCCTGGTTGTGTGGTCGTGATGTGGGGATTAGTAGCGAGAGAGAACCGCTTTATGAAAAGCGCTTGTAGCTCACGGATCTTGGGTTCTAAGGCTTTAAGGTCACCTTCGGTGCGTGCTTTTTTAAGATCTGATTTGATTTCGTTTTGAAGATTCTCAAAACTAGTTTCGTCTGCCCTATCGTCGCCCATAAATAACCGTTACCGCGCCCAAGCTGGATTGTAAACATCCTTGACCCTGATATAAGCCCGCGTTAAGTTTGAGGCATAGAGTTCACAACTTTTGTCTGCCCGACATAAGGTATTGAAACTCAAACGAAGGGCCTGCTAGTGGAGTAAAACCCCTTGTGGGCCCTTTATTTTTTGTGGGGGTGGGAAGGGTGAATTTCAAATTTAAGCCAGAGGCCCCATTCGAAGGTGTGCGGTTTGCGTCAGAAGAGGAAAAACACCGAACGTTGAGCACGCCAAAGCTCACACAAATTTATAATCTAATTCGCGAGACGTTCTCACAAAACGAGGGCGTGGATATTACAGACGACGCCATTAACCAAGTCCTAGAGATTGTCGTCTACGACAGAATAAATCACATCATTCGTGAACAGATTGAACCGTTAAAATTAGAAGATATTGTTAATTTATCAATACAAATTAAAGAAAAACCAATCAGAAAAGAAAAGAAGCCAAACAATGTCAAAGAATCTTAACTATCATTGCAGGTATGATCAGTTAGTGGATCCGGCGGAATTAAAGCCGCACCCAAGGAACCGTAATGCACACCCGAAGGATCAGATCGATAGGTTAGCTCAAATTCTAGAATACCAGGGCTGGCGATACCCTGTGAACGTATCAAAGAGATCTGGGTTTATTGTAACAGGTCACGGGCGCGTGCAAGCTGCTCAGAAATTGGGTTGTAGCGTTCCGGTTGTATATCAAGATTTTGAAAGCGACGAGCAAGAATACGCATCGGTACAAAGTGACAATGCGATTGCATCTTGGGCGGAACTAGATCTAGCAAAAATCAATTTAGATCTAGCTGAATTAGGGCCTGATTTTGATATCGATCTTTTGGGAATTGAAAACTTTGTACTAGATCCGTCCGATAAGTGGAATTCCGACGACGAATGGAAAGATATGCCCGAATATTCGCACGAGGATAAGACCGCGTATCGACGACTTATTGTAAACTTCGCGTCTGATGCCGCCGTACTCGAGTTTGCGAAACGTATAGGCCAAGATATTACAGAGAAAGCGTTATCAATATGGTTTCCTCCGGCCAAAATAGAAAAATATAGCGACAAAGTTTATGAACAACCAAACGTTAACGAATCCTAAGTATCCTATTTATATAGTAAGTAAAGGGCGTTGGGATTCGCGGTTAACACATAAGGCGTTGTTCTTGATGCGAGTGCCACACTACGTAGTAATTGAAGAACAGGAATACAATAATTATTTAGAGTTTATTGATAAGAAATATCTACTTGTTTTAGATAAGAAATTTCAAAGAGAGTACGACACATTCGACGCATTAGGGGATAGTAAAAGTAAAGGCCCGGGCCCTGCGCGTAATTTTGCGTGGGAACACTCAATCTCCACTGGCAATACTTCTCACTGGGTTATGGACGATAATATTAAATCGTTTCATAGGTTTAATAAAAATCTAAAGGTCCCTGTTGGCGACGGTACGATTATTCGATGTATGGAGGATTTCTGCGATCGTTATACGAATATCGCAATGGCTGGGCCGCAATATTTTATGTTCGTCGCAAGAAAAACAAAGCTACCACCGTTTGTAATAAATACTCGGATTTATTCATGTAACCTAATTCGAAACAATACCCCATTTCGTTGGCGAGGTCGCTACAACGAGGATACAGATCTATCGCTAAGAATTTTAAAGCACCGACTGTGTACCGTGCAGTTTAATGCGTTCCTTCAGTATAAAATGCCAACGCAATTAGTAAAGGGCGGTAATACAGAAGCGTTTTATGCGAAAGAAGGTACTAAACCTAAATCTGAAATGTTATATCAGATGCACCCTGATGTGACGAAACTAGTTGTTAAGTTTAAACGAGCACACCACTACGTAGACTATTCTAGGTTTAAAAAAACTCGTCTTATTCGTAAACCCGATCTAGAACTTTTAAACCAGACTAATAACTACGGAATGGAGCTACGCTCTAAATAAGGCCGCAGTACTTTTTGTCAATGGCCTCAAACTTCTTACGAAGTTGAGTCACGTATTTAATACGACCCAGGTGAATTGCCATTACACAGCCGGAACAGATAGCAACACTTACTGGGACGTCTTTTTCCCATGCATGAAAAATCCGGTTCGTTTTACTGACGAAGGCGCTACACCCGGCGCACTGATATTGCTCTCTAGGAAACTTAATGGTTACTCTTTTAGATAACTTTTTCATTAATCACTCACACTTCATAATCAGTGTTTTTCCATTAAACGGTGTGTCTTGATACGGAGCTACAAACACGGCTACCATACGCGTGGTGTATGCAAACTCCCAGGTACCTTCGATGCCATCAACGGTCATAGGGATCTCGCACATGTCTCCGGTTGATTCGTTGTAAGCTATAGGGTTGTCGTCTTCATCAAAAGCGCCACATCCCATGTTGCCAGGAACACGCTCAACATAGAGCGTGAACTGTAATTCTGAATCAAGCGGCTGCTCAACCACGCATCGGAATGTCGTGGTATCAAGCGTGCCGCCTATACCCTGATTCGAGTCATCGCCCGAACCGCATGAGACTGAGAACAAAACCAATAAAACTACTAAATGCTTAATCATATAAAACTCCTGTGAATTGTGAGCCGCCCCCAGGTAAGGCCCTAGGGACGGCCCGGTTGTCCTAAACCAGGTAATGCTACTTACTGGTCTCAGAACGACTTTCTAAAAAGACATGAAGGTGATTGAGATAGGATTCGACAGAATATCGAATACCCCTAAGTTCACCCATATTGAGTGGGAATGAAATATTGCCCTCTCGAATGGGTGTGATGTTTTTCAGGTCCTCAATGGCGACACTAAGTAGCTTGTGTGCCATCTCTAGGTTTTTAATTGAATCCAAGATCAGTTTCGTTTCCATGTAGCATTACCTCTTGCATACATAATAACACAGTGCGTTATTAATGCAAGGGTATTAGTGGGTTGTTTATATCGCGTATTATCTCTAATATATCGGGGGTGAAACCTAAATGGTCCGATTTTATATATGCCGAGGATTCAATAAAGTCGCTTGAGACAACGATAAGGGATTTCGAGAGAGATGCCACAACTGAAGACTGCCAAAAGGCTATGTGGTATTTGAATCGAATAAACGACATACTTAGGCGATATAAAACGACTATCGAAAAGAAGATCGTCAAACTAAGTAGCTAAACACACGACAGGAGCCCGAACTAATTGGGTAGACCTAAAAAAAACATCGACGAAGAACAAGTCAGACAGCTTGCTGCAATCGACTGCTCCCTAGAAGAGATGGCCCTCATTCTCAAGTGCGACGAACGCACACTGCAGCGACGTTTTGCCGGAGTTATTAAAGAGGGCCGAGCAAGCGGCATAATGTCTTTAAAACGACAATTATTTAAAAAAGTACAAGAGGGCAATACCGCCGTAATCATATTCTTGTCGAAGGTCAAACTAGGGTACCGCGAAGTGCAGTACATAGATCAAAAGACCGAACACTCAATCCAAGCAACACAACAACCAGTCACTAAAGAAAAACTAATCGAAGCAATTAAAGCGGACCCGGCACTAAACCCGGAGGAGATAGCACATGAACTTAACCCAGCAAGCATACGAGATGATCGAGAAACAGAATCTAGAGTTGAAGCAAACACTGGAGGAGGTGACGAAGACAGCCCTTCTAATTGAAGGCGAACGAAACGCACTCATTCAAGTGATCGATCAACTACTTACGAAGATTCAACACCCAGTGAAGAATGACTAACGCATCATCAATCACTCACTACTTAAACACGGTAACCGAGCTATCGAAAGACTGGGAAGCGCACCCAGGTCAACGGATGCTTTGTCGGAAGCTATTCGTAGACAATAAGAAATCCCTATTCATTCAATGCGGTCGGAAGTGGGGAAAGACAGAAATTATTCTATATTTCTTGTGGAGGTACGCTCAAGAGAGACCGGGCGCATCTTGTTACTATATCTCTCCGTATCAAAAGCAATCGAAAGAAATCATTTGGGCTAACAAGCGCGTGCAAAACTTCGGGCCAAGGGAGTGGCTACATGACGGCTCTAGTGGAATCAATAATACTGAGCTTCGTATTAATTTCAAAAACGGTTCATTCATCAAATGCGATGGGTCTGACAACTACGAATCCTATCGAGGTGTCGAACCCCATATCCTTGTCATGGAGGAGTACAAGGATCATCGACCTGAATTCATGGAAGGAATGCGACCTAATCTCGCCGTGTACAATGCACCCACTATTTTTATTGGCACGCCTCCCGAAGAGGACGACCATTTTTTTTGGGTTGATGCCGAAGAACACAAAGACCACAAAGACAAATTCTTTTATGAGGCGCCAACGTGGGAAAACCCACACATCGATCGCGTATGGTTAAAACAAGAACAACAAAGGTTATACGCTCGCGGCGAAGGAGACGTGTGGGAGCGTGAGTATGGAGCGAAACGCGTTAAAGGCGGCGCTTCAAAGATATTCCCGATGCTTAGTAGCAATATTGTTAAACCACACGATGAAGTTATGTCTTCTATCTATCGCGATAGGCGCAAGCTCGATTGGTTTGTATGGACAGATCCAGCGGCGGCATCATGTTTCGGTGCTGTGTTCGCTTGCATAAATCCATACACAAAACATATTTATATCCTTGATGAGATTTATGAAAAACGACAAGAGGAGTTAACGGTCAAACGCGTAGGAAAACGAATCCTAGATATGCGAAGCGAATTGTTTACGGACCGCGATAAGAAATGGCGACAAGGCTACGACGAAGCCGAAACGTGGTTTGCTAACGAGATGCTAGATCATTTCGATGAATACTTTGAACCCACGCAAAAGATGAAGTCAGACAAAATCACTGGACTCACACTACTTAAAGACGTGATGCTTCATAATCGCATAACGATATCGGATAGGTGCAAAAACCTATATTGGGAGCTTGATCACTACAGGAAAGACAAGAATGGCAAAATACCCAAAGAGAATGATCACTTAATAGATTGTGTGAGATATGTTTTAGATGCCTCGTTTTATACATTGGTGGAGAAAGCAGAAGAAAAGCGTGAGGAATCCGAAGACTGGCGAGGCTCTAGGATATCGGATGACTTTCATGGCTTTGATGAATGGGGAAACAAGAAAGACGATTGGGAGAACTTTGAATGAGTGAAATCATAATTGCCGGTTTATTTTTATTAATGCTCGTGTCAAACTGTCTGCTATGGATCGAACTGCGCGCTATGCAAAAATCTACTCATCGAGTAACGTACGTAGATCCATTCACTCAACCGGGCAATAAAGACAGAGTAGCATTTAAAAGCGGCCCCTTGAGCGAAGACGAGACGAAGGAGCTTACCAAGGACGTGTTTGACGACACCCTTCAGTAAGTAAACTTGAATCTCTCGACAGTTTGGAAGTCGGGCAGAGTGTTTAAAAAGTTCGTGAGCTAAGGATGGCTATGGCGGAAACCTATTCCTTTTTCGATGACGACTTAGACAACCTATCTCCCAATAAACCCAAACAACCTATTTGGGCAATGGATCTTGATGATCCAAAAAACGAAAAAGCAATCATCGACTGGCTACAAGGCGAACTGTCCTGGTTACAAGACGACCGACGAGACAGAGATAGAAAGACGCAAAGGAATCTAGCTCTATACAAAGGCATTCAATATCAATCGCAAGAAGCGAGATCTGATCGCGAAAGAACTAACAACGACTCGACTAAAGTTTCAAAGATTGTAATCAACCACTTAGCCGACCTCACAATGAACCGCGTGAGTAGACTGATTAAATTCAAGCCCGGAGTAGCGGTACTGCCAGCAAACGACGAGTTCTCGGACAAGAACGCCGCCAAATCAGTAAAAAGTCTCCTTGATCACGTTTGGTATAATCATAATTTCGAAGGCACTATGACGGTTGAATACGCTCGTAACGCTTCCGTCATGGGTGAATCCTATCTATTTATTCTATGGGATCCACACAAAGGGGATCTGCACCCGTCCTATCGAAAACTAGCCAAAAAAGGGAAAGTCCCGCTACTAGACGAAGATGGAAAACCTCAAGTCGATGACTCGGGCAATACGATCTACATTGATCAACCTGTTCGCGTTGGGGATGTGGACTATCAAATTCTGCTTTGCACAGAGGTATGGCCAGAAAAGAAGCAACGCTGGTCAGACGTTAACTACATCTTTAGACGAAACGTGTGTTCGCCAGATGAACTTCGGGCGTTGTTTAGAGACAAGGCCGGACAGATTAAAGAAACTGGCGGTGCTCGTATCTATGATTACGAAAAGATGGAACTGCGCGACGGTCGCAATGAAGTCGTGTGGTTTGAGTTCTGGCACAAACGAACTGACTTCATGGATAAGGGCCGGTATGTCGCATGGACTGGCGACACGTTACTAGCAAACAAGGAGTTTCCTTTTTCACACAGGATGCTCCCTTGCGTTAGGTTTACGGATCACGACTTACCAGGTGAACTATACGGGGATTCGTTCTTTGAACGCGTTAAGCCTATCGTATCCACTTACAACAACCTGACGAACCTGATTTTAAGGAATCAATATCTAGTAGCTCATCCGAAGTGGATGTACCCAGCAGGGTCGGTGAATCGTATTCAGCTAGCAAACGACATCACCATGGTGGAATACAAAGGCCCAACCCCTCCCGTGCTTGTTCAATCCAATCCAACTCCGTCTGAGATGTTTCAGTTTCGTGATCAACTGAAAGAAGAGTTTCAACAACTATCGGGCGTTTTTGGAGTGAGCAGGGGCGAACCGCCTCCGGGCATCAAAGCGGGTGTTGCGCTTCAATTCCTATCCGAACAAGAACAAGAACGATTCAATGAGCTTGTTCTCAAATACAACGAAGCGGTTAGACAGATCGCCATTATGACGATCGCCGTAGCGGGAGACTACTATGATTCGACGGATGATCGAATGGTTAGGGTCCTTGGTAAAAATAACGAGTGGCGCACTATCTTCTTTGACGCGGCAAACCTCTCGAAGGATTACGACGTTAGAATCCAAAACTCATCGGCGCTACCGGAAACGAAAGCGGCGCGTATCCAAACGCTCATGGACCTCAACCGGGAATTCCCGGGCCAAGTCGACCCGTCGCAACTCTTAGACATGATCGATATGGGCAACACCGAAAAGTATGTGTCGACCGCCACGGTCAACGTACGACAAGCGGAAGCCGAGAACGAATTACTATTGAATGGTGAACTAGATCTAGTACAAGCAGATCCAAAAGAGTGGGAGGATCATGTAACGCATTGGAAAACCCACATGCGTGCGATCCAAGAATACGCGTTTAAGTATTCAACTCCTAAAGACGTTCAAGACCGCATGATCGATCACGTCCGTGCGACGGAGATGCTCATGCTTGAGAAAGCCAAGACAAACCAGTTAATGGCCCAAGCTGTGGCACAATTGCCACAATTCCCGGTGTTCTACGTGGAACCTGTGGGATTAAGTACACAGCCTTTAGATAACGCAATGCCGCCAGAAATGTCGGCTCAGCCAATGAGTGGAGCGGAATTGCCTCCGGAGTCTCAGCCCATGAGCCCAGAGGAACAACTAGCCGTAAACCCAAGCGGACCTTCGGTGCTTGATCAAATGCAGGGCGAGCCTGCTGTGCCTGTGGGTGTTGGTCCCGTAACACCAGGTGAGGAAGCATAATGTCAGCAGTCGTTGAATCAGCAGTTGGATCTAGCGCAGGGACCATGGGCCAGATGCCGCAGATTAATATTCCAAAATCAGAGCCTATAACGTTTAGTGATATAGACGAGACGTCTCCGGTCGGGGGTACTGGATACGTCAATAAACATGAAAGCAAGCCAGCTAAAGAAGACGAAGGGGTGGGTGATTACGATGGCGAAGAAAGCGAAAGCAAAGAAGAAAGCGAAGAAAAAGGGAAGCTGCTAGATAAGAAAGCAGACCTTAAAAAAGACAAAGATAAGGCAAAAGTTGAAAAACCAACCGATGCCGCTAAAATATTTAAATTAAAGAGTGGTGACCAGGACGTACAGCTTCGGTCGGACACCATGGTTGATGTAAAAATCGACGGCAAGGTAGAAAAAGTGCCTTTCTCCGAACTCATCAACGGGTATTCCGGTCAAAGTTCTTTAACTAAAAAGTATACGGAACTCAAAAAGGACCGTTCAACTTTTGAGTCAGAGAGAAAGTCAGTACAAGACCTTTTAACCAACTCGCATAGCCTTCTAACAAAGGGCGATCTGCATGGATTCATTACCATTGTATCTGAAGCCATGGGGGCAGATCCGATCCAGGTGTGGAAGGACAGTCAAAAGCAGATTCTCGAAAAACTAAAGGGACATGTGTCAATCTCCGAGGAGGAGCTGAAAGCGCAGGAAGCTTTAGACGAGAACGCTTTTTACAAGGCTAGGGACGCTAGGGAAAAGGAACGCCAATCCCGCGAGGCTTCACTAAAGAAGCAACAAGAGGAAGCGAGCCGATTCCATGAGAAAACCGGCCTTGATCCAGATCAGTTTGAAGAACTGGTCAAAGAGATGCTGACGGTACCGGAAGTGAAACCGGAAGATATTACGTATGACTTAGTGGCGGACTACCACAAAATGAAAGTCCTAAACTCTAAGATTAATACGATTCTCGAACGGGTAGCACCGGAACTAGAAGCAGAAGCACGTAACCAGGCCATAGTGGATGTGAGGGCGAAAGTCGGATTCGATCCGATCAGCGACGCTGACCTAGAGCATATCCTTACGGAAGTCTACGGAAGCCAAGAAGAGAAAAAACTGGCTCGAAAACTAAAGAAGTCGGAGCAGAGTTCTAAGAAAAAACCAAATAGGGACGCAAGATCGGACCCTATGTTTTTCGATGACCTCGACTGATTATTTTAGATTTCGAATCAATAATTAAACTTTAACCGTAAACTAAAGGAGATGCCGAAATGGCTACGTATAACTTAACAGACGTATCTAATCTTTTTAAGATTAAGTACGGCAAACTATCAGAGAACACATACAACTCAGCTAACGTATTGTTGGCTCGTTGCAAAAAGAACTATAACTTCGTTGGACGACAAATGTTCATCCCAGTACCACTCAGCTATTCAGGCGGTGTTGGTTCTGGATCTCTTCCAACTGCTAACTTCGAAAACGTTGAAGATGCTACTTTCTCTCGCAAGAAGGTTTATTCACGCGTTCAGATTGACCGCGAAGCAATTAAAGCAGCTTCTACAGACGAAGGCGCATTTGTTCGTTTAACAAAGCGTGCTGTGGAAAAAGGCGTTGAGTCTTGGATGCGCAACATGAGCCGTATTCTTTTCAACGACGGAACTGGCGCGCTCGGCACGACAACCGCTGCAGCTGCAGGCGGTTCAGCTACTGCTCCGACTGTGGTCATTTCGACTGCTACTTGGAAAGAAGCTAACTTCGAAGAAAAAGACTACATCATGGTCGACTCTGTGGGTAACCCGTATTCAACTTCTAATATTTGGGAGATCACAGCAGTTGCTCCGTCTACTAGAACACTTACGCTCGCGCGTATTTCTGGTTCTGTGGACTTAACTGGCGATAGCGGTGCAAAGACACTCTACATGCAATACTCTAAGGACAACGATCCGCAAGGTATCAAAGGCGTGTTGGATGCATCGTCTTCTACGAAATACGGTATCTCTATCGGTCGTAGATGGCAGGCAACTCAGATCGCTGCAGCTTCTGCAGGTCTGACTCCTGATATCTTGAATCAAGGTATGCTCGAAATTGAGCGCAAGTGCGGCAAGGTGCCAAACCTTATCGTCATGAGCTACACTCAGCTTCGCAAACTCTTGAACGTTCTCGAAGATCAAAAACAATACATTGTTGAGCCGCGCGCTCCTGAACTCAAAGGCAAAGTCTCTTTCCGAGGCGTTGAGTTCATGAGTTCCGCTGGTGCCGTTCCTGTATTCGCTGACCGTTTCGTTGAAGACGATCGCGTGTACATGTTGAACGACAACTTCATCGAGATCCATCACGCCCCAGATTTCGGCTGGTTCGATGATGACGGTACTGTTTTCTTGCGTACTACAGGTGATGAGTACGAAGCACGCTACGGTGGGTACTTGGAAGCATACATTCCACCTACCTTCCACGGTGTGATCACAGGACTTGCTACTTAATAACCAACTAAATCTAACCATAAGGGGATGGGTGCAATGGTGTGCCCTTCCCCTTTGGTTTAAATGGGCTCCGTTAAAGCCCTAAAACGAGGAGAAATAAAATGCCGCAATTTAGTTCACGTGGATTCATGAGATCCGTTAAATCAACACAACGTAACCCGGTGATTTTACCGTTTCGTGTGGATGGTACTGGCACTGCGTCCTTGCTCGAAGGAACGACCGACGCAACGCTCACAGACAACGGAACTGGCGACTACACGCTCACGTTCGCTCAAGCGTTTGGACGAACACCAATCGTGACAGCAACTCCAGTGACGACAGGCATTCATATTGAAATCAAGGCAGTGTCTACAACTGCTGTGCAGTTCAATACGTTTGCCGTGGCAGACGGAACGACTGCTACTGACGCAGACTTTCATGCGATCGTAGTAGGTTTGGATTCTGCAGATGTTTATTAATGGTTGATGACAACGGGATGTGTGGCTTTTAAACTAAGGTCACACGTCCCGAACTTAATGGAGATTCTAAAATGAGTTTAATAAAAGCTTATCCAAATACAACATCTGGACCTACGGACGCGAAAGTAATTACGTGTACAACGAACGGAACGAAGGTCGCACTGGATGTTAGTATTGCAGACTCGCTTCCGTCTGAAACGCTGACATCGATTACAAGAACGGTTGTGACGGTTACGGCATCCGCAGCGTTAGAAGTAGCGGCGGTCAGTAGTCAGCAGTTTATTCGGATTGTACCAATTGAAGCTGGTACGGTTTACTGGGCGCCAACGAACGCAGTTACAAGTACAAACTCGGAAGGGTTTACAAGCGCTAACCCTATGAACATTCAATACAACGGTAGCGTGTTCTTGCGTCTTGCTGCAGCGGCGACAGACGTAGATTGCGTTATCTACCAAGGAGCATAATTAGATGAATAGCCTAATCTCTACAGACCGAAAAGGCGGGGGCCTTGGCGTACAGAATAAATGCATCGTAGTTTCTACGGACGGAAACGGAGACTATACAACTCTGACCGCGGCAATTACGTACGCGAACTCGCTTACCATTTCATCTGGAGAGAGAGTCAGTATTCTCGTTCGATCGGGGTCATATACGTTTGATAACTCAGGTGGAGCGGTTCAAGTAAAAGAACGCATTCACATTACAGGCGACGAAGTATCAACCGTGTGGTTGACGGCTTCAACCGCAGCAAACGATATGTTCACTTGTGAAGCAAACGGGAACATTGAGTTTTCAAATATTCAGTTCGTTGGCCCTGGATCAGCATCTATTTTTGTATATGACGGAAGCACAGCCGCAGACGCAAGAACTGTGGCTTTTTATAACTGCAAGTTTGCAAACGCAGACAAATGCTTTGAAGTGCAAGACGCAAACGCACAGGTAGCTTTTTACAATTGTCAGTTTGGATCATTCACAACAAGAATCGGAGACGCTTTAGATAACTCGTTTGTGGTGACATTCAGTTCACAAATGGTGAACTTCGGATCTGGCGGATATGCAGTTGATGGAACTGCAACTGCTCTATTTATGGGTTGTGAAGTTTTGGGCGCAACGGTGTTTGCGGCAATTACTGGTACAGATACAAACGTTGCGGCATCCGGATGTATATTCGCTCAGTGTACTAAAGTTAGTACAGTCGAAGATACAGGCATGTTTTTAGGCGCAGGAAACGTACACCTTGGGACAGTTACAGCAGAATTTGAACAAGTAGACGCTACAGCGTTTGTCGTTGTCACTGGATCTGTAATGGACTTCAGTAAAATGACGATCGCGTCTGGTGGAGACGGCCTATTCAATGTTAGCGGAATGAACTCTGCAACTGGAGAAATCAAAGCGCGTATTGGAACTTATGCTGGCGCATCCACAATCACGTTAGCAGATAGCGTGATCATTTGTGCAACTGGTGGGGTTACACATACGCTTCCAGCTATTTCAGCAACGTCTGAAAAATTCGCGCACAGGATAACTGTAGTTAACAGATCAGGCGGAACTGTTACATTGCAACGGGCTGGATCAGACACAATAAACGGCGGAACTACAGCAACGATTGCAACGCTTACATCAAAAGAATTAGTCGGGTTTAGTGGCACTTGGTTTTTCTGTTAATAGGAGACTTACAGGTTGAGTATCGGGACAGGTCCAATATGGCGTGATTACGCTCCCTACTTCGGATACAGCCGTTATGAGCTGTATGTATCCCAAGATGGACTATCTCAATTCTCAAAAATTGAAGACGCAATAGCTTACAGAATAGCTAATTATTCAGTGTTTGAGCGAGTAAACATACTCATAAAACCTCCGGCTGGAATCAATGGAAAGTACACACCTGCTAATCCAGTAACAGTTCCTGGGAATACAGAAATATTGGGTGCTGG